CCGTGGGCTCAATCAGTGGACGATTGAACAAACTACGATACCCCTAGCAACAGGTATAACAGAGTACCCCGGCGGCACTTTGACAATGACTGTTGGAGATTCGGGTTCTTTCTCCGTAGCAGAAACCATCACGGGTGGCACTAGCGGCGCCACAGCGTCAATTACTAGCAAACCTAGTTCTACTACGCTCGCGATTACAATACCAAGCGGCACTTTTTCGGCTTCTGAAACCATCACGGGTGGTACCAGTGCGGCTACGACGACGGTTAGTGCGGCGGTCGATTTCGGTGACGTGCGAAGCACCATCGACATATTATCGGCGGTTGTTACAAGAGACAGCACCGATTTCCAAATAGAACGTGTGAGTCGGTCTAGCTACCTCAACATACCAAACAAAGCTCAAACCGGTAGGGTGAACGAGTTTTTCTTAGACAGACAGATCACGCCGATACTCAAAGTTTGGCCTGCGCCCGAAAACAACACAGATGTCGTTAAGTTCAATCGATTGACTCGTATTGACGATGCAGATACCAACACCAACACTGTTGACGTCCCCTTCCGCTTCTACCCTTGTTTGACCGCTGGTTTAGCGTATTACCTAGCGATGAAGCGTAATCCTCAAATGATGGGTGTGTTGAAGCAGGTATATGAAGAAGAAATGCAACGCGCGATGGACGAAGATCGTGATCGTGCTTCGTTACGAATTAGCCCGTCGTACGATTACTACAGGACTTAACGATGTCTGGTTTCGCTAACGGCAAAAACGCATACGGTATTTCCGATCGCTCTGGCTTTCGATACAAACTGCATCGTATGAAAAAAGAGTGGAACGGCTCTCTAGTAGGACCGGATGAATACGAAGCCAAACAACCGCAGTTGTTTCCACCACCGAATGTCAGCGACCCGCAGGCGATTAGGAATGCTCGTCCAGACCGGGTAGAACCTTTGGTGATTACGGTAGGTGTGCCTTTGTTGACTGAAAAACGATTTATTCCTGTCAAGGCTACAGGCCAAGTCGGCAACGTCGAGGTATCTACGCCATGAGTTTTACGCTTGCCACCTTAAAAACTGCTGTGCAGGACTATTGTGAGACGGCAGAGACTACATTTGTAAACAACTTGCCTGTTTTCATTAAAGAAGCAGAAGAGCGCATACTCAAAAACATCGAGTTGCCCTTCTTTCGTAAGAATGTGACGGGCACCGCTGCGTCAGGCAATACTTATTTGTCGACGCCTACTGACTTTCTAAGTCCCTACAGTTTGGCTTTGATATCTAGTAGTGACTACGAGTACTTATTGTTTAAGCAGGTTTCTTTTATACGGTCGTATACACCGAACCCGGCAACCACCGGCACCCCCAAGTATTACGCTTTGTTTGACGATACGACGTTTATTCTAGCGCCAACACCAAACACGACTTTTACTTTCGAACTGCATTACAAGTATCGGCCCGATTCTTTAACAGCGGGTGCGGATAGCGGGACCACTTGGCTTTCAACCAACGCGCCCGACGCGATGTTGTACGGCTCTTTGGTTGAGGCGGCTACCTTCCTCAAGATCCCCGAGGAAGCAGCGGGATACGATCAGCGTTTCGCGCAAGCAGTAGCGGCTTTGAAGGCTTTGGGCGAAGATTATGGCGCCCGAGACGAGTATCGTTACGACATTTCAAAAGGTAGATAGACATGTTTGCTGCTGTTTCTGAGTCAGGGTTAGGTCAAGTTTCTGTTGCAACAACAACAAACAAAGGCCACGACCCGGAGTTTTGGGCCCAAGCCATATCGGACAGGGTTGTAAGCGTCGGTGGTAACTGTCACCCCGTCATTGCAGAGCAAGCAGAGGCGTTCAAAGAGGCGGTCAAAGTAACGGCTTTGTATTATATTAAGGAAGCAATAAAAAGCGACCGAACCACACTTATAGGTGAGTTGGAAAAACAAGGCCAGAGTGAAATGGCTAACATAATCAGGAGACTATAATGGCTATCACAACAGCACTATGCACCAGTTTCAAACAAGAAATATTGGAAGCCGTTCACAATTTTAAAAACTCTGGTGGTAGCACCTTCAATCTTGCGCTGTACACAAGCTCTGCAAGCTTGGGCGCAGGTACTACTGCATACACGACTTCGAACGAAGTATCGGGCACAAATTATACCGCGAAAGGTGCGTCTCTGACGCGAGTTGACCCTAGTACGTCGGGCACCACAGCACTCACAGATTTTGCAGACCTGACATTTTCGAATGCAACAGTGACTGCGAGAGGAGCACTTATATTTAATGACAGTGCTTCCGGTGATCCAGCAGTGTGTGCTCTTGATTTTGGTGGTGATAAAACGTCGACGGCTGGTGATTTCACCATACAGTTTCCGACTGCTGATGCATCTAACGCGATAATAAGAATCGCTTGAGATGTTGTGGCCCAACAAACTCAACAGAGGCGAATGACCGAAGAAGAGTATTTAGAATGGGTCAAACAGCAGCAAGATCAAAGTCATAACCAATAGGATTTAACGTGTGGCGAATGTTACTGGCTGGGGTAGAGGCACTTGGGGCCAAGGCACATGGGGTGAACCAATCCCAGTTGTTGTCACGGGTGTCGCAGGGACTTCAGCCGTTGGCACAGTTACAGTTGCGGCAGCAGCTAATACTTCGGTTACAGGCGTTGCAGGAACGAGCGCAGTTGGATCTGTCACCGTTGCGGCAGCGGCTAACACAAGCGTCACAGGCGTTGCAGGCACAAGTGCAGTCGGTTCAGTCACGGTTACAGCAGCCGCTAATGCATCAGTTACAGGCAATGTCGGAACGTCTGCAATCGGTACGATCACCGTCGATGCAGCAGGAACAGCCGTTGTCACAGGCGTTTCTGGAACGGCATCAGTCGGATCGATTACGACAGACGCCGCAGCAAATGTATCCGTTACAGGTAACGCTGGTACGTCTGCGCTTGGTACTATCTCGCTGGTTACAAACAACACGATCAGTGTTTCTGGGTTTGAACTTACATCAGCGATTGGAACTGTCACTGCGACTGCAGCGGCTGACGTTGCTGTTACAGGTGTGTCTGCTGATGGTTTGTGTGGCGGCGCGTTGGTTTGGGGAAAAATTATACCAGGCCAAGATTCAAGCTGGTCTATTATTGATGACAGTCAAACACCGAATTGGGAAGAGGTAGCTTAATATGGCAACTTATGTAAACGACTTACGGCTCAAAGAGATTGCCACTGGCGATGAGAGCGGAACCTGGGGCACAAGTACAAATACTAACCTCGAGCTAATTGCAGAGGCATTTTCCTTTGGCACAGAGGCAATTACCACAAATGCAGACACGCACACTACTACTATTGCTGATGGTTCTACTGACCCTGGGCGCAGTATTTTCCTCAAGTACACTGGCACTTTAGACTCTGCTTGCACCATAACTATTGGCCCAAACACCGTTAGCAAGCTGTGGCTCATAGAGAACGCTACCAGCGGGTCACAGAACATAATTATCAGCCAAGGTTCGGGGGCGAATATCACAATCGCCAATGGCCAGACCAAAGCCATCTATTCGGACGGTGCTGGCTCTGGCGGTGCGATGGTTGATGCGTTTCAAGACCTGTCGATCCCTGATCTGTTCATTGACGATGATCTGACGTTCACCTCTGACAGCGCGGTTATTACATTCGGTGCAGATGGCGACACGACGCTCACGCACACAGACGGATCTGGCCTAACGCTGAACTCTACGAACAAGATCATGTTTAACGACGCGAGTCAGTTTATTCAAGGCTCGTCTGCTACGGTCTTGTCGCTTGGCGCGACGGATGAGATTGACCTGACTGCTACGGCTATTGATGTGAATGGCACGATGGATGTTAGTGGTGCGGTAACAGCAAACGCTGGTGTTTCAATTGACAACATCACGATTGATGGCACAGAGATTGATCTGTCCTCTGGTGATCTGACCATCGATGTGGCAGGGGATATCATATTAGATGCCAACAGCGGAGACGTTCTGCTCAAAGACGATGGTACACAGTTTGGTGAGCTCAAAAACTCATCAAGCGATTTCGTTATCAAGTCTAGCGTCTCCGACAAGGATATGCTGTTCAAGGGCAACGATGGTGGTTCAGAAATCACAGCGTTGACCTTGGATATGTCAGCGGCGGGTGCGGCTACGTTCAACGCTGGCGCTACATTCAATTCTGAAGTCACAATGACTCGCGCCGATAACGGCGTACAACTGACTTTACAGTCTACAGATACCGATGCGAATGCTGGCCCTAATCTAAAACTAGAAAGGGCAGTCACAGGTGCAGACAGCGACTTACTTGGCACTATTATCTTTCTTGGTAGAGACGATGCTGGTAATGGTGAAGACTACGCTAGAATTTTCGCGCAAATCGCAGATGCTTCTAATGGTACAGAAGATGGAATCCTAGAGTTTAGAACGATACTTGCTGGAACTGAGGTCAGGCGAATTGATTTAGGGGCAACTGAAACAGTCTTTAACGAAGACAGCAAAGACCTAGACTTCCGCGTTGAGTCTGACGGCAATACTCATATGTTATATGTTGATGCCGGAAATAACGCAGTAGGTATTGGAGTTAGTGACCCCGGTGGTCTTCCTTTACATCTAAAAGTAGCAAGCGGTGACAATAAACTCCGTATGGAAACAGCTAATAAAGATGCGTTTGTCATGGAGCTAGAAGACTCATCTGGTAATTTGAAGCTAGGCACAAACACGACGGCAGGGGCGTTAGAGATTGTAGACGCTGGTGGAGTAATTATTTCGGTTGCCGATAATTCAGACACTCTAACTTTAAAGTCTACTGATGCTGACGCGAGTGCTGGCCCCTTTCTTAATCTAAATAGGAACTCAGCTAGTCCAGCGGATAACGATTACATTGGTGAGATTAAATTTGATGGGCGTAATGATGCCGCTCAAGCGGTAACGTATGCTGGTTTTGCTGGACGAATACTAGATGCTTCAGATGGCACAGAAGATGGTCGCTTTGAGTTATACACCAAAGTTGCTGGCGCTCAAATTTCAAGATTTTTAGCTACTGATGAAACCGTCATCAACGAAGACTCCGTAGATTTAAATTTTAGGGTAGAAAGCAACAACCAAGCATTTATGTTCTTCGTTGATGCTGGCGAAGATGCCGTAGGTGTTGGCAGACAACCCGGCGTTAAAATGGATATTCAAGGCAGTTCTACAGGAACTCTCACTGGACTAAGGATTCGCAACGCTGGTCAAGTTGCAGGATCAGAAATCCAACAAGTGTTTTCTCTCAACCGCGATGGAAGTGATGTTGATTTTGAATGTGCAGGGATAAGGGTTGGCAAAGAACAAAATTGGACAACAACTGCGTCCACTGTAGATGGCTTTATGGCTTTTCGCACTATTCAAAACGAAACCGCCGCTGAAAAAATGAGATTAAACGCTTCTGGTAACCTTTTGCTTAATGGTACGGCAGACATCGACGTTTCGCACTTTGCGATCCTTCAAGATAACGCCAAGAATGCGATAACTATAAAATCGCAAAAAACCACTGCAAGTATGGGGCTGCAGCTTCAAAATAGTTCGGGAACCAGAGTCGGCTTTATTCAGTACGATGCGTCTTCTACGACCTTCAGCACAACTTCAGACTATCGCTTGAAAGAAAATATTACTGATCTCACAAGTGCAACGGATAGGCTGAAACAGTTATCGCCGAAGCGTTTTAACTTTATAGCTAATGCTGATACCACCGTAGATGGTTTCTTAGCACATGAAGTACAAGCTGTTGTACCAGAGGCAGTCACAGGTACTAAAGATGCAGTAGATGCAGACGGTAACCCAGATTATCAAGGCATTGACCAATCCAAATTAGTTCCGCTTCTGGTGGCAACAATTAAAGAACTTGAAGCGCGAATAGCTGCTTTAGAATCTGAATAAGGAGAATAGCATGGCTATAAATACAACTTGGTCTGTCAGTGACATGACGCACGTTGACGCAGATGGCGGGGTAATACTCGCTTATTGGTCACTTGTCGCATCTAACGATGCTGGAGATGAAACTGCTACTGAAGGCGGTAAAGCTCGCTTTACTTACGATGCGTCGAGCAGCGACTACATCGCTTATGCTTCGTTGAAAGAAAGCGACGTGCTGGGCTGGATTTGGGAAGCCAACAAAGAAGGCGACGAAACCGCTTCTGAGTACAAAGCTCGTATTGAGACTGAGCGTACTGCAAAGGTTCAAGCGCAGATTGACCGTGCCGCAACACAAGCAACTGGAGTACCGTGGTAATGAGCGAAGAAAA